AACGCTAGTGACGTTTTGCGGCCGTCTTGTTTGCCTAACTTTTTTTGGTTTAGCCAACGATACGACAAGTCCATTGCCAGCCCTCGAGCGTGATTGCTGATCGTGCCGGGTCGATTGCGAATATCGCGGTTAACAAATGTGCCGTTATTCCACAAACTGCCGTTGCTGTGTTGGCAACAAAGTTTCGCCCACTCGGTTGTGCCAGCCAACGCTGCTTTAACGACTGGTTGTTGCGTGATTGTGTACGGTCTATTCGGCATCGTTTTTTGCTTTGTTTTTTATGCCGTTTGACGCAACAATGCCAGCCAACGTGCCTGACAAAAACGTGACAATCGTTGCCATTAAGGATATAAATTCTTTGTCGTTTGGTGCTTGTTCCATAGGTTGCGATATGAAGAGCAAGCCGTAGACAAATCCGATTACAACTACGGCAAATACGACTGCTAGCAACACGCCGACGGTTACGACCATTCGAGCATGTAACTCGTTTGGTGTGTATCTGTGTCGGGTCATGGTGTTATGCCGCAACGATCAGGCACGTTGCAATTATTAAGCGTCATGTTTTTGACGCGCGATTTGACTGTGAGTGTGTTGTCGCGTGTGGTTTCGCAAGCGGTCAACACGATTAGCAACGTTAAACTAGCCAAATAGTGCGGCGACTTCATCTGCGGTTAATCCAAGTTTGTCTAGCACGGCTTGCCGTGTTGCAATTTTTGCAGTTTTTTCGTCTGCGATTTCTTGTTGAACTTCTGCCCACAAACTATCTAGTTTTGCTTTTGTTGGTTTCGGGCTGTCATCAAGCCAGGTAAGACCTGTGTATTCGTCGCCGTCTAAAGTCCATTGTTTGCCCGGATAGCGGCGTGTTAAAACTATTGCGTAGTCGGTCATACGATCACTTCCATAACTGTGATATTTGCGGCTGTTCGCGGTCGGGTTGCTGCGTCAGTATCTGAACCTGTGCGGTTTATATATCCTGTGCCGCTATTAACAAACATTTGCATTTTGTAAGTTGTTGCGCTTGTTGTCGCTGGACTGTCCAAATAATTCAAATTAAATGTGCCAGTTTGAATCGTAGTATCGGCAAATATATTGCTGAACGATGCTCTTGTGCGATTGCCTGCCGCATCACCAATGTTAATGGCGGTGCTACCTCGAACCAGTTGATACATCACGGCAATGTCGCCGCTGACGCTTGCACTAAAACCAACTAAAACCAAAACTTTACTAGTCGCCAAAGTTGGCGTAATGCTGACACTTAAACCTGTAATGTCCGTGTAACTTGTTGAAGTCGTGCTAAAAGTTGTCGACAAATTAGTCGATACAACTTGACCAATTCGCGGTGTCACATTAACCAATGTTTGCCAAGCCGAACCGTCATAATATTGCGTTGTGTTGCTATCCTCAAGATACGCAAACTGACCCTCAGCCAAAGTTTTTTTACCCGAACCAAAAGCCGCATCACGAGTAACCGACGTAGCAAAAACAGGTACACCCGTATTTATTTGATTTTGTTGCGCGGCCGTTAAAACTTGGCCTGCTGTAAATGTTGGAACTGATGTCTGTGCGTTTGCGCCCATAAACCCCTACTTTAACCTAAACCGTTATCTGCTGACAGGATACCGAACGACGGATCGTCAAGTATCAACTCGTTTAACACGATTACGGGCGACGTGTAATAAGTGACGCTATGCCCGCTGTTGACATTGATCGTATGCTCGATGCCCTCAATAGATAGGTTTTGGGCTAGTGACGCTGGGTTAGTGCCGGGGGCAAACGATTTCTCAATAGTGATCGTGTCACCGATGTCAAGCACGGCGACCGTGTCGCGCTGGGCGCTGCTTAACAACGGAAACCCTGTTGCTAGTGATGTGTATCGTGGCTCAGGGTTAGGGTCAAGCAAATAGGTCGCCAACTCGAGCGCCGCCGTATCGTTATGCAACAAACTGTTTGTGATGCTGTAGGTCTGTATAAAGTACGTTGCTTGACTGCCAGCGTCGTCAGCGATCTGCGGATTATTACTGCCCAAATGTTGCACGACCGCACGGTTAACAACTTGATCTGCCTCGAATGTTATGCCTACACCGTTGTACGGTATGTTCGTACCGTCATCGTGAAAGTCTGCGACGCTTGCGTCAAGTGTTGTGCCTATGCGTGGCTCAAATACGATGTCGCCGTCACGCGACATATATAAACGGCCTTGCTCAGCCTCGTTAACTTGCGCTAAATAGCCCAACACGTTTGTGCCTTGCGCAATCGTAAACGCCGCATCACCGCCAAGCGTCTGTGTGCCTGTACCAATACTGCGATTAGCGACGGGAAAGGCTACCTCAGGTCGATCAAGTATCGCCGACACACGAACGCTAGACAATTCCTCGCTGACGTTGTACTCATCAAGATATGTTTGCGATAACAAATAAAAATCGTCGGCACAAAACACCGTCACCGTATCCAAACCACCAAGCGCAAAATTGTAATCAAAGTTAACGATCTTGCCGACAAACAAATATTCTTTAACGTTGGTGGCGCTATATCGAGACAACCGCACCGACCGCATAGGCGCTAAACCCGGCTTAGCCTCGGCCGTGTCATAGTACGGGCTGTTTTCATCAAACGGCATAAAAATACCGTCCGTGTCAAGCATCGTAAACGTCATCGTGCCAGCACCGAACTGGTCGCCTTGATCGCGTCGCCCTCGACGCACAAACACTTGGTTAATGCCGTCTAAAACGCTCGCATATTGTGTCGTGCCGTCAAGCACATATGTCGTGTTATCTAAAACGCCTGCCGTTGCGTCATCAAGCAAAAACGCATCTTGCACAAACCCCGTGTCAATCTCAAGGTCATAATTGCCACTAGCAACGACCGCAACCCCAGCCATTAGACCGCTATCTGTAAATCAAGTGGCCCTGATACGCGCTGGTAGGCGAGCAAACTATCTAACACGCTTTGACCGATCTCAGCGCTAGTCGAAATACCGCCCGTCACGTTGATCGTCACGCCACCGCTACCACGCGCTGCGATACGTTCAGCCATACCAAACTCGGTCAACGCGCCTTGAATTGTTATTAGGTCGCCGCCGCCACCAACACCGCCACCACCGCCACCACCGCCGGCAGAACCACCGCCACCGCCACCGCCGCCGCCAATAATGCTTGGGGGCAGACTAGGCATTATTTGACCTGCTTCTCGAGCCATACGGTCAGCCGTGCGCGTGTCAGCCGTAACGGGTGTAGCGCCACCGCTGCCACCAATTCGACCCAACGCAATCGTCGGCAAACTAGGTATGTCGGTAAACGGGTTGATTAAATTCATGCCGCGAATAATTAAGTTGATTGCACCAATAAACGAATTAGCGAACGTCTCAAAACCTGCAATTAAACCGTTAAGCACCGTGTTGACGATGTTGCGAAACGTCTCGAATTTTGTGTATGCAATGGTTAGACCAGTTACTAACGCCGCAATACCAACCGCAATCAAACCAAACGGGTTAAGCGCCATAGCGATATTGACTGCGACGATCGCGGCTGCGACTGCTGATATTGCGCTTGCAATAATTAAAAACGCTGTCGGGTTGCGTTGCGCCCAATCAGCCATTGCCTGCAAATAAGGCAACACTTTTTGCAACACGGGTAGCAACGCCGCACCGATGCTCTCTTGTGTTTCAGCCAAACTGTTTTTTAATATCTTAAATTTGCCTGCTGCGGTTTCTGCTGATCGTGCGGCCGCGCCACCAAAATTGTCGTTTAATGCCATCATCACGACATCGAGCGATGCGCCTTCTTTAATTAGCCCTGCCATTTCAGGCGATAACGCGCGTAGGCCTTTCATGTTGCCCGCATATGCCTTGCTCAATGCGTCGCTGACGGTCGCCAAACTCAAACCTGTGGCAGTCGATACGTCTTGGGCAAGTGTTAGCGCTTCGGTTGCTTGACCGACATCTTTAGTGCCAACAAGTAACGCCGCAAACGCTGGGCGCAATTCGCTATCTGCCGTACCAGTCGCCCTCGACATTGCCGCAATCATGTCCTCAGTCGCCGCAACCGTCGCATCAGTAGCACCAACAACGTTTTGCATAGTGTTAGCCAAAATCGCTTGTTGCTGCTCGTCCTCGGCTGCCGCTTTAGCCGCCAATCCCAACGCACCTGCAACCGCCGTCAACGCCGCTGCCGCCGGCACAGCCGCCTTTTTAATTGCAAACTGTGCTTTTTCGCCGACGGTTTCTAACTGCTTAAATTCTTTGATTGCTTTGTCAATGCCTTTGCCGTCAAACTCGCTGACAATAGGTATAGATAGTGCCATGTCTATAACTCGCTTTGCACAGTACGCATAGTCTTAGCAATCATTTTTGTCATCTCGGCTTCAATACCGCGACGCGCTTTATACACGGCAGGCCCGATCAGTCGAGTACGACCAGCGCCAACAAACCCGAGCGCGTTACCTAACTTGTTTGCGTTCGCGCGACCTGCCGTTTCAAACACGGCTGCCGCAACATCTTTTTGCTCTATAAGTATTACGCCGACGGCGTTACGTCGAGTGTCAAACCGCATCTTGACCCCGTTGGCTGCCTTGCTCGGTACAAACGGGAATATTTTGCGGGCGTTTTGTGTCCACGCATAACGCATACCCGATAACGGCAAATCTTTGTAAACGGCTTTGCCCGCGTTGATTGCTGGCTGGGCGATCGCTGTTGCGTCAGCCTTAAAATCTTTTTGCAACTGCGGGTCAATTTTGCGCAACGAGTTGATCGTCTGTTTAACCCCGACGACCTCAATAGTTGTTGATGCTGGCATTGCGCTACCTCTTTTGCTTATTT